GCTCCAGTCGCTGCTCTCCTCGCCCTGCGTGCCGCACTCGACCGTCGTCACGTAGCCCGAGCTGCTGAGGTCGTGCGTGACGCTCTTCACGTTCCAGGTGCCGTCGACGTATTCCCGGAAGCCGGTGAGCGTCACCAGGCCCTCGGCGTTCACATCCGGCCGGCCGGGCATCTGCAGGCTGATGCGCACCTCGCCCGCGCGCAGCGACTGCAGGCGGCTGTCGGCGGCCTTCTGCGCTTCGGCCTGGGTCTTAAACAGCTGCTTCTCCTCGAACGCCGGCAGCGCGCCGCCAGATTCGCCAGCGGTGTAGAGCTTCTCCTTGTTGACCGATCGGTCGAGCCACTTCGCCTTCACCGCGCCATAGGCGCCGCGGTTCTTGAGCGTCGCGCGCCAGCTGGTGACGTCCTCCTGCTTGATGGTGACGCTGCCCGCGTTGTCTTTGTCGCCCCGAGGCACGACCACAAGCCGACCGTCGGAAGGCTTGATGGTCGCGCGGTACTTCTCAGCCAAGCGCGTGAGGAAGCCCTGGTCGCTCTCGTTGGTCTGGTCCTCGTGCTTGATCTGCGTGCTGGCCAGGTTGCCCTTGATGACCGTGGTGAGGTTGTTGCGCTGGGCGATCTCCTGCACGATCTGGCCGAGCGTGGTGTTGTGCCAGCTCTTCGTCTTCTGCTCCTTGACGAGCGTCGGCGCGGTGTTGCTCGCGGTCGCCTTGATGACCATCGAGCGCGGGCCCATGCTGAGCTCCACCTCGTCGACGGCGAAGGCGCCCATGTAGACGGGCGTGCGGCCGCCGGTGCTGTAGCCCAGCCAGACGCGGATCCAGGTGCCGCTGTTGGCGACGGGGATGCGCTTGTCGCGGTCGTCGAGGGTGATCTCCAGGCTGTCGCTCTGCTGCCCCGCCTGGTCGGTGATGCGCAAGCTGACGAGCCGGTCGGCGATCAGCCGGGTGATGTCGCCGCCGTTCGCCTCGATCCTGAAGCCTGGCGTGCTCATGCTGCTCCGGTGCCAGGCGTTGCAGTGACCGGCTGATCCCAGATGCGGACCGTTTTGCTGGTGCTCGGGGCCGGCAAATCAGGGAGCAGAATCGTCACGCCTTCGGGAAGGACGGGCATGAGCTCGGCGATGTTTAGGTTCGCCAGCATCACCGCTTCGACGGTCTGCTGCGTGCGGCCGTAGTAGCGCCAGCAGATCTCATCGAGCTCATCGAACTGGCGAGTGATGTAGAGCTGACTCATCTCATCCTCCGGTCAAAACGATCAATGGCCTCAGCGACTCTGTGACTGCAGGGTCTACCTTCAGGATCTCCGTGACTGTTGCGGTGCTCTCCAGCAGCGAATTGATGGATTGCAGATCTTCTGGTGCAACTATCCCGAGTTGCTGCAGCGCCGGGGCTCCGATTGATGATGCGACCTCCATCGCCAAAGCCATGCCGGTTGGGCCGTTGCCGTTTGCGTAGGACTCGGCCAGTCTGGCGGCGCTGATGCCGATCTGAGTCCACGCATCAGATTGGTCGACCGGGATTCCAAGCGCCCCGAAGGCGCCCAAGGCCGCGTTGACATACTGGCCAGAGCTGACCTGCTGCGCGATTCTGGCGCCAGTGGTAGCGATGGTTGCGAGCTGACCCAGGCTGAAGCCGCCTTGCTGCGCCTGAGTCGTCATCGCGCTGAACTGCGGGTCACTCGCCCAATCGAGTGCTTTGAACGCGGAGTCAGCTTCAGTAAAGCTGGGCAACTCCGAACCGAGGCCGAACGCGGCGGTGCTGTTGAAGGCCAACGCAAGCGGGCTCGCGGCGTCGCCCGGATTGTCCTCGACGTAGCGAACCAGGCTGATGCTGAAGCCGATCTGCCGGGCGCCGCCGCCGGGCGCGAAGGTCGAGAGGCCCTCGCGGATCTGCTTGATCGCCCACTTGCCGTAGACGAGGCCCAGGCCGTCGGTGAGCATCTGCGGCTGGCCCTGGGTGGCGAGCTCGCGCAGCGTCTCCATCGTGCTCTGGCGGCCGGAGAAGCCCGGGAACAGCTGGCCGTCGAGGGTGATCTCCTGGCTGCCGGGGCCGAGGAACTGCACCGCCGGGTCGCGGAGCAGCCGGTCCTGGCCTTCCCAGCGATACTCGGCCGTGCGGTCGAGCGTCTGCGGGACGCCGTTCGGCAGGTCGAACTGGAAGCTGCCGAGTTGGAAGAGCGGCCTAGTCATTGAGCGCCACCCGGTAGTCGCCGTAAGCGCGGGCGATCAGATCCTCGAACGCCATGCGCACCTGATCGCGGATCGCCATCGCGTCGCCTCCCGCTGCGTTGATGGTAACGGGGGCGTTGATGGTGACACCGCCGCCGCCTGCAACGGGCCGGGCGACGCGCGGGATGATCGCCCCATCCATGCCAGGCACGAACAGCTCACGACGCCGCTCGCCGACGATGTAGGGCTGCCCCGCGCGCACGGGCCCGCCCGAAGCCCGCCCGGGCGGCTGCGCACCTGCAGGGGCGCCTCCGCCGCCGCCGCCGCCGACGATGCTCTTGATCCGCGCCCAGGCGCCGGAGATCCAGCCGAACAGCGCGGAGGCCCTGGCCTTGAGGCCGTTGATGATCGTCTGCACAATCTGCTGGCCAATCTGCGTCTGCGTGAAGAAGCGGTAGATCGCGGCGGGGATCGGGAACATCACCGAGAGGATCGCCGGGCCGACGCGCTGGAAGGCGCTGAAGATGTTCTGCGTCACCAGCTGGATAGCGGTCGCCAGGCCCCGGAAGGCATTGCCCACGGCGTTCGGCACCGCCGCGAGCGTTGCGCCGACGCCGCGGAAGACGCTCGTCACCCAGCCGGCCCAGGCGCTGAAGATCGTGCGCAGGCCGCTGAACGCCTGCGTGAAGCCCTGCTGGATCCGCTGGGTGTCGCCGGTGAGGATGCCGGTGAAGACCTTCCACGCGCCGCCGATGTAGGTGACGAGGCCGCCGAAGGCCTGCCGCACTGAAGCGGCGAAGGTGTTCACGCCATCGCGGAACCAGCCCAACTTGTCGTAGGCCGCCTTGAACGCGAGGCCCAGGCCGATGACGGCGAGCACGGCGATGCCGATGGGGCCGGTTGCCGCGGCCGCGATGCCGCCGAGCGCAGGGCCGATCGTGGTGATCACGCCGATCAGGCCGGAAACGAACGGCGCCACAGCGACGAGCCCAGCAAAGGCGCCAGCGACGGCGACGATGCCGGTCGTGATGCGCGGGTTCTCCTCGGCGAAGGCTGCGAACTTCTCGACGAGCGGCGTGATCGCCTCAGCGATGCGCGTGAGCGACGGCAGCAGCGCATTGCCCAGCGTGATACCAAGCCGCTGGCTGGTGTTCTGGAAGCTCGTCAGCGTGCCCGCGAAGGTCTGGACCTGGCGCTGGTAGTCCTTGTCGACGGTGCCGGCCGCGGCCGATCCGCCCGCCTCGGCCTTCAGTTTTTCGTACTCCTTGCGGTATTTCATCAGCGACATCAGGCCGAGCTTGGCCTCCTTATCGCCGAAGATCTGGCCCAGCTTGAAAGCGTCGCCCCCGGTCACGCGCTGCAGCTCGTTGAGCGCAGCCTCCATCGGGTTGACGCCCTTGGCCTTGGCGTTCTTCAGCACCTGCTCGATGTTGACGCCGAACTCCTTGAAGTTCTTCACCGCGTCCGGCGCGGTCATCTTTAGCATCGCGTCGGTGAGGCGCGTCGATGCCTGGCCTGCATCGGGCGCATCCTTGCGCACCATCTGCATCATGCTCGCCAGGGCGATGGCGCCCTGCTTGCCGGTGATGCCGAGCGTCCCTGCCGCTGCAGCGATCGTCGGCATGAATTGCGCCATGTCCTTCAGCTCGAAGGCGCCCTGCTTGCCGGCAAAGGCCAGCGCATCGAAGGTGGCCTTGAGCTCAGTCGGCCGGATCTTCAGCGCGTTCTGCAGCTGGAAGCCGGTCTTGGTGACGTCGGTCAGCTCGGAGTTGGTGGCGGTCGCCACGCGGCCGAGCGACTCGATCGAGGCGACTGCATCCTTGAGGCTGAGGCCCTGGGCGACGAGATCCTGCACGCCGTCCGCCAGGATCTTCGGGCCGAGGTTGGTGCGGTTGCGGCCGGAGAGCGACAGCAGATCCTTGCTGATGCCTTTGATTTCCACGCTCGTGGCGCCGGAGGTCTTGCCGATCTCGCTCAGCACCTGCTCGAACTGCGCGGCCGCCTTGACGCTGGCCACCATGCCCACGCCAATCGCTGCAGCGCCGGCTGCGGCCTGCTGCCACAGCGCGTTGTCGAACATCCCCTTGAAGCCCTTCTTGCCCGCGGAGGCGGCGTCATTCATCGTCCGGCTGACGTTCCGCCCGAACGACGACACCTGCATCTGCGCGCCGCGCAGAGCCGATCCGAGACTGGCGCCGATCTTCCCGCCGATCTCGACCGTGATCTTCTGGGGGCCGCCGCCGATCATTTGGGCCTCAGTTGCTTGGCAATCTCATTCTCAACGATCTGGGCCTGCTTGAAGTAAGCCCAGAACTCGTCAGCCTCCAGGTCCAGCACCTCGGCCAGGCCCCAGTTGGTCAGCTTCGACAAGACGATGATCGCTTGCCTCAGCTGGTCTTCTGAGACCTGGCCGACTTGAAAGCCTGGACCTGCGCCTCGCACTTGTCCCAGTCGAGGCTGTCGAGCTCCATCACGTCATCGGGCGTGATCTCGCACAGGTTCGCCACCAGCGTGGCGCCCATGTCGGCCTCGCTGCCGCCGCTCTTCTGCGCCGCCATGATGTCGCGCACCTTGGGGCGGCGCATGATGAGGTGAGAGACCTCGACGCCCGACACGGTGATCGGGAAGTCGAGGTCGATCTTGGCGGTGTTGGGGTGGGGGTTCTTACCAGCCATTCAGATCAGACGCCGATTGCGTTGCGGATGGATTCAAGCTGATCGGCGCCGTTGATGCGGCGGATCATGTTCACCTTGTCGATCTCGACAACCTCGCGGCCGCCGATGGTGATCTTGAGGTAGCGGAGCGACATCGAGCAGGTCATCGAGGTCTGATCGCCCGACACCCAGTCGCCGGGATCCATCTCCTTGATGACGCCGGTCATGTTCACGACCATCGGCACAGCGGCCTCGCCGTCACGACGCAGAGCGCCGCGAGCGGTCACCTGGGTGGCGGCGCCATCGGCCAGGCCGTAGAGGCTGAGGACGTTCTCTTCGTAGTCGAACAGCTCGAAGCTGGTCTCCAGCTTCTCCATGCCCATGTCGATGTCCACGGGGGCGTCCATGCCGCCGCCGCGGAACTCCTCCATCTTGGTGGTGAGGGTGGGCAGGGTCAGCGTCGAGATGGTGCCGGCGAGGCCGCGACCATCAACGAACAGGCTGAAGTTCTTCAGAACGCGGGGGATTTGGGCCATGGGTCAGGTCCTCAAGCGAAGAGATCAACGACGTAGCTGTTGACCAGGTGGCTGCGGAAGGTCACGCGCTCCGCGGGATAGGGAGGCGTGAACTCGAAGTCGAAGAAGACCTGGCCGTTGGCGATGCTGGTCGGGCTGTTGAGATCAGGATCCACCCAGACGTCGCCGCCGAGGATTGCGCCCCGGGCCTTGAGGCTGCGCAGGTAGCCGCGCACGCTCTCCTGCACCTCCTCCAGGTAGGTGGCGGTGATGCAGCGATCGACGGCCCACAGGTGGCCGCGCAGGATGCTCTCGTTGACCATGTCGGCGGTGCGCCGCACGCTCAGGAAGGCGTAGAGCGGATCCATCGCCAGGGTGCGGTTGCCCCAGAGGCGGAAGCCCTGCTCGCGCACGATCGTGGCGATCTTGGCCTCGTTGAGCAGGTTCGCCCGGCTGGTGTAGTCGCCCAGGGTGAAGTCGATGGCGCGCGAGGTGCCCTCGATGCCGGCGATCTCGTTGTTGGAGGGGCTCCACCAGAAGCCGCGCTCGTTGTCGACCTTGTTGATCAGGCCAGCGACGGCGGAGGAAGCGGGGACGCTCTCGCCATTGCGGAGCACCCAGGGGTCGATCACGTAGATGCGATCGGAGCCGAAGTCGTCAGCGATCTGGATGGCTGCAGCGTCGGTGGTGTTCGGGCCGTCGGCGATGATCACCGCGCGGAGGCGGTTGGCGATGCCGAGTAGCTCGGCCAGCACCTCGGAGCGGACGGTGCCGCGGTTGACGGTCCCAGCCACGGCCTGCACGCCGCCCTCGGGGGGAGCAGCGATGGCGACGGTGGGGTTGGTGGTGTAGCCCTTGCCGGGGTTGGTGATGGTGAAGCTCACCACCTTGCCAGCGTTGGCGCCGGTGCCGAGCACCGCGACTGCAGTGGCGCCGGAGCCCCCGCCGCCGCTGATGGTGACGGCCGGGGCGGTGGTGTAGCCGCTGCCCTGGGTCTGGACGGCAATCGAGAGGATGCCGTTGCTGGTGCGCTGGTGGGTGAAGCCAGGGGCGAGCAGGATGCGGGGGCTGAAGCCGACTTCGTTCTCAGCAGCGAGGAAGGCGTGAACGCCTTCGTAGGCGCCGGTGGTGTTGTTGATGCCGCCGCGCACGTTGTCGATGGTGGCGGCTTCGTTCGCGCCCTCGTCGACGCGAACCACGACAACGACAGCGCCGGCCTGGTCGTAGATCAGGTCGAGCGCCGACTGAAGGGTGCCGGCTTCGCCGAGGCCCGCCATCTCGCTGCGACGAGCAATCAGGACGGGGGTGTTGAGAGGGAACTTGGCGGCGTCCGCATCAGGTGCGGTGCCGATGAGGCCGATCACAGAGGATCGGACGGTCTGGATCGGCCGGGCCCCAGTGTCGATCTGGAGGACCTCTACGCCGTGCAGAAAGGTCGTTGTCATGGGTAGGAGAGTCCTCCTGTCGGGTTGAGTCTAGCGGCCTTGGCCGCGCAGCTTTTTGCGGCCGCGACGGCGCGGGCGTGAACGCTGGCCCTGGCCCTGGGATGTGGTCTTGGGCGGGCCGGGCTGGTGGTCGATGCGGGCGACGCCGGTCTTGCTGCGGACTGCCATCACTCGTAGAGGACGTTGATCGAGCCTGCGTCGAAAGCGTCGGTGCCGTTGGCGGTCACGACGCGGAGATAGTTCAGAACGCCGGCAAGGGTGACGGCGCCACTGGAGATCGTCGAGCCCTGCGTTCCGGCGGTGGCGAATTGCCCCGACGCCACCCAGGTGTTGCCGCTGATGTTCGTCAGCACCAGCTCGCCGTAGTGGTTATAGCTGGCGGCGTTGTTGAACACTGGAATGCCAGCCGTGGACGTGACAGGCACGATGCCGCTGGCCCAGGAGAAGACGCTGTAGCCGGCATAGCCCGACGTTGTGGGTGCGCCGCCAGTGCCGAGCTGCACGAGGATGTTGGTTGCGCCGTTGGTCGAAACGCCGTTGAAAAGCACGGTGATCCGCCGGGCCCAGGAGGGGATGCCGGTGAACTCCACGGCAACACCTGACGTTGAAGCCTTGGCGGTGTCGCGCGCGATCGCCGTAGCGCCAGCAGCAAGATCAGCGCCTTGAATGCTTGCGTCCTGAATGTCTGTTCCGGTCAGCGTGCCGTCCTGGACGTCAGCGCCGGTGAGCGATGCGTCTTGCACATCAGCGCCTGTGAGGCTGCCGTCTTAAACGTCGGCTGAGGTGATTGTCGAATCCGACACCATGGCGCCGGGAATCCTTTGCAGTGGCATGGGTCAGGTTGCGAGAGGAAGGCTGCTGGCCAGGTCTCTGAGTTTGGTCACGGCTCAAGAGGAGCAGCGGGCTGGTTCAAGCGTTGCTGCCATGAAGCCAGCACCTCGGGCGTCCAGGCTGCAGCGCAGGCATCCTGAATCTCTTGCGGCTGGTCGCTGACATCCTGGCCTGGCTCAAACGAGCTGCGGATGTACTCGTCATCTTTGCCGTCCTCTTTGACGACATAGCGAATCATCACCACTCCGGTGGCGTGGGTCTCAATCAGGTTGATGGTCGGTTCAGTCATGATCAGATTCGATAGCTGAATTGCATGGACAGGTTGCCGAAGGGATCCCTGATGGCAGTCCAATCCAGCGCTGTGGGACTGTTCAAGAGGTTGTTTGCTTCCTCGAACAGCAGTAATGAGTTGCTGCCGCCGTACAGCGCCCCAAAGATTGGCATGCTGTGCGTGACTCGCGTCGCTGTAGCAGGGAACTCGACAGTGATGTGATCGGATGCCGCGACAAATGGAAGATTTGAGATCCGAACTTGTCCCGTTGGCTTAGTGGTGTAACTGTTCAGCACATAGTCGCCCAGAATCCACACCGTCACCATGTTTCCAGCGCGTCGGTAACGACCAACGTTGTTGCGGGGAACGGTGTTGCCTGTGACAGTGACGCCCTGCCATGAAGGCGTAAAGCTGCCTTCTTCGATGCCCCAGTTCGCATTGCCCCAGCTTTCGGTGCATTTGCCGGATCCGTTCTCGTTGCCGTAGACGACAACACCAGGACGTCTGACGTTTGTTGGCGTCGTTGTGGTCAGATTGAAATAGTTGCCCGCGATTAGGCCTGACTCTCCGTCGCCATTCAGAGTCACAAAGTTACTGGCCGCTGCGTATTCAACGTGATTGCCGCAGATCTGAAAACCGCGCACGGGGCCACTGTTGCCGCCCAGATAGATTGGAACTGATGCCCCGGCATCAGTCGTGAAATAACATCCTGTAACACTGAGTCCGGTGACTTTGTTGCCAGCCGACGGGTAGATCAAGAAGTCCGAACTGCCATCTAAGCCTTCAGTCCGGCACCCAACAAAAGACAGGCCTTGAACGGTGCCAAGCGTGTAGAAGCTATTGCTGACGCACTGCTCGAAGTTGCAGCTCACAAAAGCGAGCTGGCTAATGCCGCTTGCCGAGTCAACGTCAACGCCATAGTTGCCGGTGAAAGTGCAGTGACTAAAGGTGTAGTGACCGCCGCCCGTGAAGGATACAAAGCTGACGCTTCGACCCGATACCTGATAGCAGGCTAGGTTCTCAAAGAAATTGGAGAAGCAGTTACCACCGGAGATCTCAACGCCATTGGCAACGTTGTAGATCTGAAGGTTCTTGATGGTGCAGTAGGACGTATTCTTCAGCCGCAGGCCGTTGGGCGCTCCGTTGTTGCTCCTTAGCGTGATGCCGTGGATGTCGAAGAAGTAGTTGGTGGCAACTGGCAGGTTAAAATCAAGAATGAACTGGCCTGCCGAGAAGCCTTGCGCCCAGATGGTGACGGCTTGCGGCCCTGCGCCGATGATGCTGATCGGGCCATTGCATGTCAGCGGAGCGGTGATCTTATAGATCTGGCTGGTGTTGTTGGGTGGGAAATAGACAACACTGTTTTGCGTCCTTGCTGCATTGATCGCCGCCTGGATGGCCGCAGTGTCATCGGCCACCCCGTCACCAACCGCGCCAAAGTCCTTGACGCTGATCAGATCCTTCAGCTTGCTGTCGACCGTGCGCGTGACAGCACCAGTTCCAGCTTGGGTGAACGACAGGGTGCTCGCGCTTTGCACCGGTCCAGCGACGCCAAGCATCAGCACGCGGATCTTCGAGCCGCTGGCAGGGGCCTCGCTGAGGATCAGCGCTGAACCGCTGAGGTTGTACTCGCTGACTGGCTGCATCACGCCGTCGACCGTCACCAGCAGTGATTCCCTGGTGGGCGGCGTCTGGCTCAGTGCGAACGTGGTCTGGCTGCCATTCCCAGTGAAGACGTTCTCGGTCTGCGTGACGCCCTGCACGTAGCGCGCATCAGCCTGCGTGCGCGTCCACACGTCTGCGAAGCCAGGCTTGCCCGCGAGCGCATTGGTGATCGTCGCTGCAAAGCTGGGATCGTTCCCCATCGCAGCCGCCAGCTCGTTCAGCGTGTCGAGCGCACCCGGCGCGCCGTTGATCAGATCTGCCAGCTTTTGATCGGTCTCGGTCTTGGTGTAGCGGGCGAAGATGTCCGCGTCGATCGCGGTCAGCGCATCGCGCAGACGCTGCACGTCGTCAGCCAGAAAGTTACCAGCATTGGGCAGCTTGTAGCTGCGGTTGGCTGTGCGGTCGTCGATGGGCATGGGATCAGATCACCACGAGACGGAGCTGGCGCAGCTGCGGACGGGCGGCAGCCGTTCCAGTGAGGGTAAGGCGCACGCGGGTGGTCGTGCCACCGGCGGCGAAGTTGGCGACGGTGTGGACCTGCTCCACCCAGCCATCGCCGACCGGCGAGCTGCTGGTCAGCGTCACGGTCTGCCAGGTGCCATCGCTGTTCTCGAACTCCACCAGCACGCTCGAGGCGCCAGGGAGCAGCGACTCGAAGGTGCAGCTCACCTTCGCGCCGGCTGCGCAAGGCACCGCGCGGCTGACGTAGGAGCCGGTCTCGCCGAAATTGCCGTAAAGGGCCTGGCTGCCGGCGAACAGATACGGGCTCGCTGTCGCGGTGCCGCGCAGCACCGCCGAGAGGGTGAGCGGCACGTTGACGTCCTCGGCCAGCTGAATGCGGGCGTTGTCGGCGCCGCGGATCTGCGAGCCGTCGGGCTTGGTGAAGATGAACTCGGCGTCGGTCTCGGAGCTGATCCGCTCGACGCCGGCGAGCGCCACCAGGTCGGTGATGTCGCCGGCCGAGATCAGGATCGTGCCGGTTGCGGGCGTCGCCGGGCTGTTCGCCACCGTGTAGGTGAACGTCGTCGGCCCCGTCACCGTGACCGTGTAGGCGCCGTTGTAGTCGGCCTGGGTGGCGCCGCTGATGACCACCTTCTGGCCCGTGACGAAGCCGTGCGGCGTGCTGGTTGTGAGCGTCGCGGTGCCGCCGGAGCGGGTCAGGCTTGACACCGCAGCGCCGCGCAGCTGGCCCAGGTTCACCGTCCGGGTGGTGCTGGTGAAGCGGGCCCCGTACATGCGGAAGGTAAGGTCCGACTCCTGCACCGGGGTCCAGGTCGAGGCGTTGCTCGACTTGAGCAGCGTGCCGATCGTGTAGGGCTGCGAGGTGACGAACTGCTGGGCGGCGCTGTCGAACTTGCCGAGCTCAGCGAGGCCGACCGCGTGCTCAGCGTCGTCGGTCAGCAGCACCATCGCGTATTCAACGCCGGCCTGCAGGTAGACGGGCTTGGTGAGGCTGATCTTGTTCCAGGCGTTGACGGTGATCGCCGTGCCCTGGATCACACCTTCTGCGAGCGTAGTGGCGTTGGGCAGGCCGAGCTCGGTCTCGCGGATCTCCAGGTAGACCTTGTTGGCGGTGTTGCCGCGCGCCGTGAACTTGAAGTCCACGCCCGTCACATGCCGCGACTGATCGAGGCGGAAGGTCTGCGCCAGCGGATCCCAGAAGCGGGTCTCGATGGTGGTGAGCTGCCGCTGTGTGCGGGTGAGGATCGTGCCGGAGCCGATGAAGCGCGCGGCGCCAAAGCTGCCCTGGTTGCCCAGGAAGGTGACGCGCTTTGTGCCGACGGGCACGTTGGCGGGGATCGTGAACGACCCCGAGATCTGACCGGCTGCGTTTGCTGTGAGGGGCATGGCTATCAGGCGGGGGTGACGTCGATCCCGTCGAACTTGACCTCGGTGAGGCTCTCACCGGGGTCGAAGCCGTCGAGGGTGAAGTTGACCTGGATCTGACGCAGGAACTCAGCGGGCCGCTCGGTTTCGCTAAGCAGCTCGGTGCGGGTAGTGGTGATCACGCTGTCGATCGTGAACCGTCCGGTGGCGCCGAGCCAGGTGCTGACCTGCTGCGTGGCGCCGGAAGCCCAGACGGTGTCGATCACGGTGAAGCGATCCACCGCAGGGGTGAGGACCACGGCAGCCGGGATCGGATCGAACGCCTGGTAGGGATTGATCTTGCTGCTGCCGGTCTGGCGCGTCTGCTCCAGGATGATCTCCTCGGTGTAGGAGAGCATCCAGTCCTGGGCGTTGTTCGTCGGCGCCTGGTAGACGGTCGGCGCGATCGGCAGCTGCAGGGTGCCGTTGACGATCGCCGCGGTCTGCGTGATGCCTTGGTCGCGCAAGTCGTCATCGAGGAACGGATCCACGAACACGCCGCGCTTGCTCGACGGCTCGCGCGAGCTGATGTCGTTGCGCAGACGCTCTTGCGCCACCAGGTCGAACAGGTCAACGATCAGCGAGCGCATCCGCTCCAGCTGATCGAATGGGATGGCGCGGATGCCGTCGTTGGTCACGACCGGCGTCTCGCCCCACCGCTGCTCGATCGTCGCCAGGTTCAAAAGGTTGGCGGGCACCGCAGGCGGCAGCGCGGTGAAGCGCGAGCTGATGCCCTTGATGCGCGAGAAGTTGCCCTCGCGGTCAATGCAGAGGCGGTCGTAGCGCGGCAGCTTCCAGCGGTAGTCGCTCAGCACCAGGGTGCCGTTGACGGCGCCGCTGATCGTGAAGGTGCCGGCCTGCAGGTTGACGGCCGACGGGGTCGCGTTCCCCAGGTAGCGGTAGGTGATCGAGTAGGTGGAGCCTGGCGCGGGCTCGGCGCCGGCCGGGCTCCAGTCCACCTTGTCGCCGTTGAGGAAGTAGTCGGTGTTGGCGACGTAGGTGGTGCCGCCCTGGGTGATGCTCTGGATGCTGAGCACCGAGACGTCGGGCAGCGTGTCCTGGCCGCCGCTGAAGCCGCCCCGGGTGATGGTGACGGTCTTTTCCTGGGTGATCACCACCTCCAGGATGCTCTCAACAGGGAAGCGGTTGAGCTGGATGGTGGCGCTGCCGCCGGTCGTGCCGGTGAAGGTGTCGGGCTCGGCGTCGACCAGCTCCAGGTCGGGGTCCTCGGCGTAGTTGAGCCGGGTCGAGGCCAGCTTGTCGATCTTGTAGCCGAAGATGTTGCCGGTGCCGTCCTTCACCGAGAAGGCGTTGACGCCAGCGGCGAGGCCCAGGGCGGTGACGCTGAGGCCGGTGACGATGTAGTTGCCGTTGCTCTCGCGGTCGTAGCGGGCCAGCGCCTCAGAGAAGGCGTCGCCGACATTGCCGCCGCCCTGGTTGAGCAGCGTGCCGTCGATGACGGTGTAGACGGGGTAGAAGACGCCCGTGCCGCCATCGCCCTCGCGGCCCCAGGTGGCGGTCGTGCGCAGGCGGCCGGCGCCGGGCTCGTTGTAGTTGCGGGTGTTGAGGGCCGGATCGCGCAGCGTCGCGTCCTGCAGCTCGGTGATCTCTTCGTCGAGGAGGTAGACGCCGATCCGCACCAGGCCCGTGGTGGGAATTGTGAAGCTGCGAGCCGCAACCTCACGCACGGCGCCGCGCAGATAGATCAGGCTCAGCGGGCATGTGACGTTCGCGCCGCTGATTGCCGGCGGCGTGCCGCTGATCACCGCGCCATCCTTGAACACCGCGTCGGCGATGCGCTTGAGGCGGTCGATGACCGTGCTCTGGATCTCGTTGAGCTCGGCCGACTGCAGGCCCTTGCCTGCGCGGAAGAGCAGCTCGTCGTAGCGGTTCGCCGCGTTGAAGCGGTTGTAGTAGCCGGTGAGAGGCATCAGAAGGTCACCACGAACTCGAACAGCTGACGGGTTGTGATCTCGCGCACGATCGGCGCGCGCCGCTCGATCACCAGCAGCGTGCCGGGCTGCGCCACTTGAGCCGGGGCCAGGTAGAACTGGCCGGCCGGGACGCCAGCGGCGGCCACGGTGTCGAGGAAGATCGCCTGCTCGCGGATCGTTGAACCGACCGCCTCTTCAAACTCAAAGTGGAACTTGAAGTAGAGGTTGTTGGTCGGCGTCGCGGAGACGCTGAACTTGCCCTCGGGCACGCTGATCGCGCCGTTGGCGTCCGGCGCGCAGTAGTCCACCAGGGTGGCCTTGCGCCGGCCGACCTCGGCGAGCAGAGCGGTTGCGTTCGCAGCGGGCGCCGGGGGCGTGCTGCCCCAGGCCGCATCGCCGGACCCCCATGCGAGGTGAGCGGTGCGCGCCTTGATCGCCGTAGCGATGGCGATGCGCCCGGATGTGGTGAGGACTGCCGCCATGCTCGCCCCTTAGTCGCTCCTCATGCTACGCCGTCTGGGTTGTCACGGTGCTCGATGCGACGGCGTTCGTGTCGAGCCAGGTTGTTGTCGGCTGCCAGGTGATCGCGGCCCACGTCTGGCCCTCGTATTTCCCGCTCACCCCTTCCTGATTGGTGAGCATCCCTGGATGGTTGAGGGTGTGCCACTCCTCATCCATCAGGCTGTGATCGAGCAGGAACCGATCGAAGTTCCGCACGAGCACGCCGATCACGTCGGTGTGCGTGCTGGCGACCGTGGCGTTCTCCTCCACCAGGCTGGAGAGGATCTGCCCGTAGCTGATCTGCGGCCAGTCGGGCCGCGGCCGCACGCCGCTGTGATCGCTGAGCATCCCGCCGTCCGACAGCAGGCTGCTGTCGAGCACAAAGCGGCGGAAGTCATAGACCGCATAGATGCGCTGCAGACGCGAGCGCACCGGGGAACTGATCTGGCAGACCCCAACGATGTCGCTGATGATCTGCTCGCCTTGCGTCGCTTCCGAGAGCCCCAGCTGGTATTCAGCCCAGCGGTAGGAGCCGCCTTCGGATTCGTCGATCAGGCCCTCGACGTTGATCCAGCTCAGAGCAACGCGGACTGCTTCGGGCGTGCCCCGGATCCGCTGCCACAGCACGCCCTCCGCGAGGGCCCGCCGCTGGTTGTTGCCCAGGTAGGGAAGGATCTCACCCAGGCCGTATTCGTAGATCAGCCATGGCACCACCGAGTCGGGGATGCTGACCCGCTTCGCTGTGCGGATGATCGGCACAGGGCCGCCAGCGCGCTGCAGGCTGGAAGTGGAGCGGGAGAAATCCCGCTCCAAGGTCGTGGCGTTGGGTGGGAGAAGATCGAAGCGGCTCATCGGTCACGCCCCGCCATCGTGAGCGTGATTGCGCCCAGAGCCGGAGCCTGACTGGGGCCGCAGACTACATCAGCTGCGGGGGCGGTCAAGACCACGCGCTGCACGCCAGCAGGATGAAGCTGCGCGATGAGCCAGGAGCGGGTGACGTCCCAGCCCAGGCCCGAGGCCGCGGCGAAGGCGGCTTGCAGCTGGGCCTGCAGGCCGTTGAACGCCTCGATCGGCGTGTCGGGGTAGAGGTAGACCTGCGCGGTGACCGGCACCGTGTTGATCGTCGCGCTGGCGACCGTGACGACGTCGGTGATCACCCGCACGCTGTCGCTCTGCAGCACCGCGTCGACCGCGGTGAGCAGCTCGTTGCTGGCGGTGCCGTTGCCCTGGGTCGAGAGGATGTTGACGAGCACCTCACCGGGCGCCGGGGAGCTTACGGCCGCATCCTTCACCAGCTCGCTGGCTGTCAGCGCCTGGTAGCGATACCAGGCCGCGCCGCCGGCTGTGCTGCTTCCCATGATGCGCTCGATCACGCGGGAGCGCAGCGCTGCATCGGTTTCGTCTTCGAGGCGCGTGACGGCGTAGAAGGTCGCCAGGTTGTCGAGGTCGGCGCCGCCGGCATAGCGCAGCAGGGTGGCCTGGAGCGCATCGTTGATCCGCTGCCGCAGGATCAGCTCGCGGGCGGCGGCCACCTCCAGGATCTTGATGCCCGGGTCGCTTTCGAGGATCTCGGTGTAGGACGGGTCGCGCGCCTGCAGGTCGGCGATCATCGCCGCAAGGATCGTCTCGAAGTCGAGCTCCTCGATGATCGTCGGATCGGGGATGCTGCTGAAGTCGATCGTCGCCATCAGACCACCAGCCCCTCGATCTCAATTCGCTGCCCATTGAGCAGGTAGTACCCAACAAGGCTAAGGCTGATCTGACCGCTCGCTGAGACGCTGTCGATCTTCACCTGCTCCAGCTTCAACCGCGGCTCCCAGCGCTCCAGCGCTTCGGCGGTGGCGGCCACCAGCTCGGAGACGAGGCTGTTGTTGATCGGCCGGTCGACGAGGCGCGGGATGCGGCTGCCGTAGTCGCGGCGATGCACGCGGGTGCCGAGCGGCGTTGTCAGGATGTCCTGGATCGACTGGCGCAGATGGTCGAAGCCGCCGAGCGGTTCGCCAGTTGTGCGGCTCATGCCAGCCATCGCGCGCCTCCTATGGGTTGATGTCGATTCTCGCGCCGACCAACTTCAGGTCGCCGTCGGCCTCGATCTCGATCTTGCCGGTGGCCTTGATCCGCACGTCGCCTTTCACGTCGAGGAAGAGCTTGTGCCCCTCGCGGTCGTATTCGACCACGGTGCCGTCGTCGAAGGTGCGGCGCTGCAATCCGGCGCGATCGCCGTTCGCGTTGCCGTTGGAGAACAGGCCGGGGATGGCGACGCCATTGGCAAGCTCACCCGACGGGGCCAGCAGCATCACGACCTCGCCAACCTCGGGCGGATCCCAGACGCGATCCTTGCCAGCGCGCGGCGTGAACCAGGGCACCCAGTCGGAGAGGATCTCGCCGTCCTGGAGCTGCACGCGGATCGCCGGGAAGCCAGCCGTCTCGCCGGTGTAGTCGGCCTCGTGCACAATGCCGTAGCGGGCGACGTTGCTCAGCCGGCGCGCGTGATCGGTGCTCTCAGGAGAGCCGACGCCGCTCGTCAGCTGATCGGAGCGATTAACGCCCAGCATCGGCGGTCTTCCACAGGTAGCGCACGACGCCGGGGATCTCGGCGCCCTGGGGCGCGGCTTCGAGCTGATCCTTGATCAGCAGCTGTGAGGCGAGCATGTGGACGCCGTGGCGGATGGCGTGCGGGGCGGTGTCGCCCACGGGCCGGCCGGTAACCGCCAGCGCAGCTTCCTTGGCGAGCTCCAGGGCCAGGCCGAGGCGCTTGCGGTCCGGCTGCTCGATCTCCATGAAGGCCGCGAGGCTGTCGACGCTCAGCGGCATGTCCTGCACGTAGGCCTCGTTGCGCTCCGGGGTTGCCGGGTCGTCGCCCATGAACTTGCCCTCGTCGGTGCGGGCGCGCTTGCGGGTGGTTGCCATCAGGTGAGCTCCTCGCCGTTGGCGGTGATGGTGGCGTCTGCCACAGGGCAGGCCTCGCCGGAGTTGTCTGCTGGGCAGCCCGGCGTCACCTGGCCTCCAGGATAGGCGCCGCTGCGCTCCAGGGGATCGTCGCCGTCAATGACGTAGGGGTTGCTGCACTCGCGGTAGGGCGTCTGGTAGGTCACCACGTAGCGGAGTGTGGTGGCGCCGGTTGTCAGCGCGCCGTCGAACTCTGGGTCGTCGCTCTTGGTGTCGAGCAGCAGGGCGTCGCTCGACTCGAAGCCGGGGATCGTCCAGCTCTGCAGCGCAGCTTCGACCTGCTGGGCCATGGTGTCGAGGTCTTCGTCGATGTCGTCGAAGCTCTGCGCGATGCAGACGATCGAGACGATGCAGCGGCGGCGCTCGAAGCCGTTCCAGCCGGAGATGCTGCGACCCTGGATCTCTTCCGGCTCGCGGGTGTGGATGACGATCGCCGGCAGCTCGGGCTCCTCGATCGGCATCAGGCGGCCGCTGTAGACGCGGGGGCCGGCAGCGGTGCGATAGGTGGGCGCACCAGGCTGCTGCCCCTGGGCCGGCGGCGGGGTGATGTTCGCGCTAAGCCGGCCAACAAAGGCGCTGCGGATCTGAGTGCGGGGATGGGTCATTGCTGCGTCCGGTGCAGCATCAGCAGCCAGCCAGTGTGGCCATCAGGCTGCGCGTCTCTCACGCGGTAAGTGGTGCTGCGCGCCACCACGGTGTCGCCCTGCTTTGGATCCCAGGGCAGGTTCTCTCGATCGACAAGCACGACCGGTTGTGTCGAGCGGACCTGAACCCCTGTTTCGGGATCCAGGCCCACATGACTGGCTTGAAACACGCCGCTCACCTGGGCCGTGCTCTGGCCCCGGGTGATGGCGATGGGCTCACCCATCACGCTCACCACAGCGTTCAAAGCACGGTTGGCCAGGTCGTTGCGCATCAGCCGAGCCGCACCCGAGCCACCGCATCAGTGGTGGCCTTGGCCGCCAGGAACACGCCAACCTGCAGGTGGGTCGAGGCCTGGGAGGTGATCTTCTTGGCGCTGTCGTCCCAATAAGCGGCGGCGCCCACCACAGCGTCAGTGCCGGCGCCGGTAGCGGCGGTCAGGTCGTAGACGCCCTCGGTGTGGATGTTGATGGAGGCGCCAGAAGCGCCATCCACCACACACACGCCGAACAGAGCGCCGCCAATCTTTACGCCCTCACCCGACAGGCGCGCATACGGGAGGGCGACCTCCACGTATTCGCCGTTCTGCACAAAGTTCTTCATGGATCAGTCCTCAATGGGTTGGAAAGGTCAGCGCGATCAGGCGCCACTGGAGCGGTAGAAGGCCTGGTGCTGGCTCACCATGCAGCCGAAGTCATGGCGCAGGTAGGTGGTGATGCCGTCGGGATCGCGCTTGATCTCCGACTCGATCGTCGGGCCGGCCTCGCCTTCGAGGTAGCCGTAAACTAGCTTGTCCACGCCGGGGTAGTTGCCCACGATGTAGTACTGAGCGGTGCTGCTCACATCCAGACGGGGCTCGACGATCTTCTGCAGGTAGCCCGAGAAGATGTTGACGTTGCTGGTCTGGTTCGGAACGATCGTGGTGTTGAACTTGTCGAACGCGGTCTCCAGGGTGGTCGGCAGCAGGATGTACTGCGGCACCACGTAAAGGGGGTTCTTGCCGGTGAAGTCTTTCTGGTTGCGCATCTTCTGACGCGCTTCCGAGATAGCGGTCTCACCGATCACGCCGGTGCCGGTGTTGTTGTGGCTGGCGTGGAACAGGGCCACGCCGTCGCTCATGCACTTGGCGTTGCCGGTGATCAGTCCCCACATCAGGTTGGCTTCCAGCGTGGCGACGCCACGGGCCAGCACCTGCACAGCGCGGGTGATGTACCCCAGGTTGTCGTTGATGATCAGGCGGCGGCCGATCACCAGCTTCTTGCCGTACTCGGTGAGGCTCCAAGCGCCCTGTTGCTCTTGCAGGGTGCCGGTCTTGTACTCGCCGCCTTCCTTGATCTCCTCGGGGATCATCTGACCGCCGACTTCGATCTCCTTCATCTCGCGGAAGTCAGGCAGGTTGCGCTGCTCCGCCAGGGGGCGCCAGGTCTGCTGCTCCTCGCCGTAGGCAGCCTTCAGCGTCACGCGCTGGATGCTGGCCATCAGCAGCGGGAAGTCGCTGGTGCTGTGCAGGGCACGCACGGCGATCTCGCTCTTGTCCATGCCGCGGGCGTTGATGCCGGCCATGTCCAGCGACTCGCGGGCCATGTCGAGCAGCGTGGTGCCGCGATACTCGCGGGCAGCCTCGGCCTGGTCGAGGGTGGTGAGGCCAGCGCGGACCTTCAGGTAGTCGAGCTTGGCGGCGGCGCGCTTCTGCCCGTGATCCTGGGTGACCTCGATGCGGCTCACGGCAGGGGTCTTGCGCTCCTCAGCCGAGCGGGCGTCGATCAGTTGGCCGCGGGCTTCGTCGAGGCTCACGCCATCGGCGATCAGCTTGTGGGCCAGCTCGTCGCCGACCTGCAGCTTGCGAGCGGCGTCGAGGATGCCAGCAGCGCGGCGGCGCTCTTCAGCGCGCACGGCCTCCAGATCCACCACGGGCGCAGCAGGCGCAGCGGCGCGGGATTCAATCTTGTTCTCGGGCGCAGCCTCAGCGGCCAGCGCCCCCTGGTTCAGTTCGTCCATGGATCGCTCCTGTTGGAGTTGGGTGGGGGTGGGCTCGTCTGAGCGCACCTGGGCCCCGGCGTCGGCCGGGATCGGGACAAGCGAGAGCTCATAGGGCTCCCAGTCCACTGCGCGCTCGACCGGCACAGCGCCGGTCTCATCACGCTCGGTCTTGTGGACTTTGTAGCCCACAGACACGTTGCGGTAGATGCCGTCGATCACGTCCTGGAAGATCGGCTCGACGTCATCACGCCGGCTGAACTTCACGAGGGCGCGGCCCTCGTTGCCATCCAGCCAGGCTCGCTGCACCACGCCGATCTGGCTGCGCAGCGAGAAGGAGTCGTGCGCATCGAGCAGCGGACCCCCCTTGTTCAGACGGTCCAGACGCACGGCGCCGGGCGCCATGCTCAGCTCCTCGATGTAGTCGCCGCGCGACCAGCTGGCGCGCCTCACCTGCGCGCCGGTCGACCAGACCAGCTCAACGGTTCGCTCCTCGACGTTGATCGTCTCGGGGGCGAACATTGCCCGGGTCTGTAGGAGACCGTCGCTCATGTGCACTCCTTCATCGTCACGATTCTAGGGTCAGCCTGCGGCAGCAGCCCTTGGCGCTGCAGGCGCTGGCGGTTGTTCGGCTTCAAGCGGCGGCTCTCCGGTCGGCGGTTGCACCGATCCCATCGGCCGGGCCTGCGTCAGGCCGGCCGCGCTCACCTTCCGCGGGTCGCTGTCGAGCACGATGCCCGCAGCATCCAGCAGCCGGTTCCATTCCTCGATCTGGCGCAGCACTTCATCCGGCTCGTAGCCATCAGCGCGGATCGCTTCCTGCGGCGGCAGCAGGCCCGCGCGCACGCGCGAGATGGTGCTGCTCGTCTCGCTCTGCGGGTCGTAGAGCTCACGGCGCGGCGGCGTCCAGTCGGCGCTCAGCCCATCAGTTGGCACGCCAGCGCTGGAGGCCTGCGTCGCCCACCAGCTCCAGATGCGGTCGAACACCATCGGCGCCAGCACCTGCCAGGTGTCGCTCTGCAGCCGCCGCTGGAAGCCGATCCAGCCCATCCGGCCCTGCGTGTAGCTGCCGCCGCTGTAGTCGCCCGTGAGCTCCTCGTAGGTGATGCCGATGCCGGCCGCGATCTCCAGCAGGTAGGTCTTGATCACCCGGTCGATCTCGCCCGCTGCTGGCGGGTTGATCGTCCTGATGTCCTGGCCGGGGCCCAGCCGCACGATGCCGCCCGGCTCGATCCGATCGCCGATCGTGCTCTTCTGATCGCTCGTGCCGTCGAGATCCACAACGGCGGCCGCCAGGCACGCGGCGACCTTCTCCTTCATCAGCCGCGCGTCGAGCAGGTCGCCGAGATCCTTCAGCCGCACCATCACCGGCGCCAGGCAGCTGACGCCACGCGTCATGCCGGGCCGCTCCGGCGTGAACAGATGAATGATCTGATCGGCCGGCACCGTGTTGCTCACGATGCTCGTCGCCTGCAGCGCGCTCTCGCCCGGGTGGTAGTTGTAGATCCAGAAGCTCTCGCGCCGGCCCTCGGCGTCGTAGACGATCCCGCGCTTGGTGAAGCCGCCACCAGCAGCGGCCGGCGTGTCGTGGTTCTCGTCGATCCAGTCGCCTTCCATCACCTGCAGCTGCAGGGGGATCGCCAGGCCCAGGCGTTGCATCGTCGCCCGGCTCGGCGTCCGCATCCTGATCAGCACCTCGCCCGACTCTTTCCAGCAGCGCACCACCTGCGCCATCAGCCCGTCGAAGTTCAGCAGGCCGTTGTAGTCGCACTGCCGCGGGTCGAGCATCCACCCACGCATCAGCTCCGTCACGCGCTCGCCCTGGCGGCCGTTGCGGCGCGACTGCTTCGCCTTGAAGCTCCAGCCGGCGCCGATCAGGTTCGTCACCCAGCTCTCGATCGCCTTCTTGGCGTAGGGGTTGTTGCGCACCAGGTCGCGCGCACGATCCCGCTGGATCCCGAAGCCACGCGCGCTCGCTGCATCAGCGCTGCTGCCCTGGGTGATCCAGCCGTCCGTCCGCCGGCCGCGCGCCGCCGCGTCGTAGCGGCGCATCTGATCCAGCTGCAGTCGCGCTGCGTGACGCTTCAGCGCCGCACGCGGCGAAATGACGGCCAGCAGCTGCTCGAAAGGGTTCATTCGTAATCCCGCACCACGGCCGGGTAGTCGATCCGCACCGCTGGCGATGTTGCGGCCGTCAGGCTGCTGGCGATCAGGTTGCGGGCCCGCATCAGGTCGCTCATCGACTGATACTTCACCACCTTGTCGTCGTACCTGACTTCCAGGTATCCGCCGGCGATCGCTTCCTCGATGGCGATCAGATGCGCCTGCGTGAACGTGCTCATCCGGGCCACCTCCTCTTGGTCATGCTACTCAGTCCCAGAAGCTCGATCCTGAACGCGCCGGCGCTTGCTCTTCCTGCACCGGCGCCGGCCGGCGCTCTTCGCGTTGCAGGCCGCCGGTGCGTTCCTGATCCCATCGCTCATCGCTCCACCGATCGGCGCCGACCAGCGCTGCAGCGGCCCGCGCATAGACCCGGCAGTCGAGCGCCTCGTTGCGCGGCCGGGTCTTGATCCACTCGAACCGGTTGTAGCCGCGCCGGTCGATCGTGTTCGTCAGCCGCTCCGCGCACAGCTGCCGGAAATACTCCTCGCCATGCTGCGGGAAGTGGCACCAGCCGTGCGGCAGCAGATCGCCTTCTTCCTCCGGCAGCCGGCGCCGCAGCCAGCCATAGAGCTCGCCCTTCGCTGTGCTCGTGCCGATCGGCCAAATCTTCACGCCACCGCGCAGCGCCTTGCCATTGCGCAGCACCTCCACACGGCTCGGCGTGCCGATCACGCTCACCTGGCTCTCGACGCCCTTCACTGCGATCACGCGGTTGCTGGCCTGCTTCCTCACCCAGCGCTTCACCTCCTCGGTCCTGAAGCCCGAGTCGATCGCCGCCATCCTGATCGGCAGCCGCTGCCCATCGCCGCGGCCGAACTCGCTGCGCACGAACTTCGTCAGCTCGCGCCACACATCCGGCTCCGCCGTGTCGCCGGCCAGCACCTGGTAGTCCAGGCTCCAGCTCTCCATGCCCGGGCCCCAGCCAATTACCTCGAGCTCCAGGCGGTCCTTCTGCACGTCGATCCCGCAGGTGATGAACACCACCCCGTCGGGCACCGTGCCCAGGTCGTAGTCCTCGCGCCGGTTGTAAAGCGCCTCCCAGTCCGGCGCCTCGCCGTCGTCGTTCCAGCACTCCGCCAGCACCGTGTTCGTCCACGGCTTCAGGTCCGCCGGGTTGTCCTTCGCCTTCTCGTAGCCGACCGCCGCCTCAGTCCAGCTGAACCAGCCCAACGGGCTGTAGAGAGCCGAGAGGTGATACCCCTGCGTCAGCCGATCCGGGTGCTCCGCATCCCACCACCCGTCGTCGAACACATCCGGGTCGTACCACCACGCCTTCGCGTCTTCCTCGATCCCCGTGCCGCATTCCTCACAGATCAGCACCGGCGGCGTCCGCAACGTGTTCGGCAGGCCTGGATCTTTCGCGTCGTACCGGATCCGGTCCCAGCTCAACACCTGCCGGTGCTGACAATGCGGACACGGCAGACGCAGCACCTGCTTGTTGCTCTCTTCCCACTTCGCCCAGATCGCGCTGCGTCCAGCGATCGTCGGCGTCGACGTCCAGCACTTCTTCGCACGCGGCCCGAACGTCCGCGTCCTGGCCTCCACGATCGCCAGCGGGCTGCCTTCCTCATCCACATCAGCCGGCCAGCGGTCGATCTCGTCGCCCGCCAGGAAGCGGATCGGCATCGACGCCAGGCCGCTCGCTGCATTCGCGCCGCCGAGGATCAGAAAGCCGCCCGCGAACTCCTTCATCAGCTGCGTGTTGCCGCTGTCGCGTTCACGCGGCGCCTTCACCTTCTCGCCCAGGCTCGGCGTCGCCTCGATCATCGGCGCGATGCGCATCTTGCTGTAGCGCTTCGCCAGGTCGATCGTTGGCTGCACGAACAATGTCGGCGCCGGCTGGATGTCCATCGCGTAGCCCATCCAGTTGTTGAGGCTTTCGCTCTTGCCCAACTGAGCTCCGAACACCAGCACCACCTCCCGCACCTTGCTCGTCGCGCTCAGGTCATCCATCGGCTTGCGCAGATACGGCGTGCGCGCCGTCCGCCAGGGCCCGTGCTCGCTGCTCGCCTTCGGGCTCAGGATGCGGCGCTCGTCCGCCCATTCGCTCACCGTCAGCAGCGGCTCCGGCAGCAGGCCCCGCCAGAACGAGGCGAAGCAGCTCTCAGCGGATGCGGGCATTGGCCAGCGCCTCCAACGCCTTCGTCTGATGCCGCTCGATGATCATCAGCACATCCTGCCGTTGCTCGGGCGACAGCCCGCCGGCAGCCTTGGCGATCTCGCCGATCATCAGCGGGCCCAGCCGCAGCACCGAATCCTTTACCTGCTTCGCCACCTCGAACAGCTGGCGGTCCACGTCCGACTTCTTCACCAGTGAGCCATCACGCTCCTGGTAATCGAGCTTCAAGAGCATCGCGCGGTAGCCCTCGGCTGCCGCCTTCGCCTGGCTGTAGGTCGCAGCGCCGCGGCCCGCGCCTGGCACCATCGGCGGCTCCGGCTCGCCCGGGTCCTCGCCCTTCGCTCGCGCCTTGCCGTTGTTGATCTGCTGCGCCGACCGCACCTTCTGCGGCGCCGTGTTCCGATCCCACTCGAGGTCCGCAATCTCTGGGTCGATCAACCACCGCGCGCCCTTGCGCGTCACGCCTTTCACCAGCCGGCCCGACTCGATCGCCTTTCGCACCGCGCGATCACTGACGCCGCGATGCGCCGCATAAGCAGCCGGCGTCATTCCCATCAGTCCAGCAGCAGTTCCACGTAGTAACCCATCTCGATCAGCTTGCGCGCCAGACCGGGCGGCCGACCCACGCCCAGCTGCACCGGCGTGTCGGTCCCGGTCATGCCGCGGATCAACGCCGCCAGCTGGTCGATCAGCAGCACCGCATGACCGCGGCCTTCGAGCATCTGATCCACCGTCACCTCAGGCCCCCTGGCGCCGAACATCACGCGCAACGGCCAGCCCTGAACATGCCCGCGGTCATCCCACTGACAGCCGTAGACGATCTGCGCAACTTCAATCATCGAACCCCGGCACGAACCGCCGCCGCTGCGATGCGACTGCATCCTGCCAGGGCATCAGCACCTGCGTGCCAGGCGTCGCTTTCACTACCGATTGCACGCTCTGCGCCTGCGTCGCATCGACCCAGGCCCACACCCTCACGCCCGGCAGCTCGCGCAGCAGGCCATGGCCACCTCTCAGCTCTTCAAACGCCGCATCCATCCATCCACTCCCGGCACACCTGGACTAGCGCCTCAGGCGTGCCCTCCAGGCCGTGCTTCTCCTTCGCCAGCCGCACCGCAGCCAGCACCACCTCACGGTCATCCCACAGCAGGTTCACGCTGAAGACGTGCCGCTCCTCGACCTCGCCGCTCTCCGCTGTCGCGTCCGCCAGCTCGTCGTCGTCACCCATCTCCACACTCAGCCCCGGCTGGTGCTCCGGCTCCGCGCGCTCCGTCCCAGGGCCTGCTGCAGCCACCTGCTCGAACTCTCCCAGCTCCAGGCCATCCTGCAGCCGCGCCAGGTCAGCCTCGCCGAAGCCCAGCACCGCCGGGTCGATCTCCACCGCCTCCAGCTCCAGCGCCAGCAGCTCCAGATCCCAGCCTGCGTTCTCAGCCAGCTTGTTGTCGGCCAGCACATACTGCCGCCGCTGCGCCTCGCTCAGGTGGTCGAGCACCACCACCGGCACTTCCGCCAGCCCCAGCAGCTTCGCCGCCGACAGCCGGCCGTGCCCCGCCAGGATCCCGTCCGTGCTGTCCACCAGGATCGGCGCCGTGAAGCCGAACTCCCGGATGCTCGCCTGGATCTGTTGGATTTGCGCTTCGGAGTGAGTGCGTGCGTTGCGCTCATACGGCCGCAGCCGATCCAGCGGCCACATCTCCAGCCGCTTCGCCATCACCACGTGTTGGATCTTTTCCATGCCCACATCGAACCACGAGGCAGCCTGAACCGGAACCGGGACGCCAGGTACCGGAACCTACTCCGTGATCAAAAAACGGCCCGCAGGCATCCTCTGCACTTCTCTCAATAAGGGCCGCATTTTGAGAACCCTTGCAGCGCAATGGATTAGGAACCCACAAAAGAACCTGGCT